TTAGGATGTGACTCTTTTTTAAAAGTCGTAATTTTTCCGTCGATTTCAAATTCTGCGAAAACAGTCGGAATTAACTCATAATTTTCTTCGTTTTTTTCGTTTAAAGGTACAGGGTTAAATGATTTGGTTGAACCGTCTAAACCCTTATCGAAAAGCAGCCATTGTAATGCGGTTGCTGTTGTAGTCTTGCCAGTCGCATTATTGCCGTATATTTTTGCATCTTTACCGTCAAAGTTAAATTTTTCTTCTTTGATTCCAGCAAAGTTCGATATAGTTAACTTATTTATTTTCATATCTTTCCTCATGCTCCTTTTTTAATCTTCCGATGACCTCTTAGCACCTCGATAATTAAATTTTTTATTCGTTCATGGCTGTCTGGATTGATTTCATGTATCTGCACAAGCTTATTGTTTGTTTTGTAACTGTCGTGATAGTGCAAGAAATTAATCGATAAGTATCCGTGATGATTACGTTCAATTTCCAATAATGCTCGTTGGTTTGACAAAGTATATTCGTCGAATAACGTCTTAAAAATATTCAATATATTTCTTTCTGTATCTCTCATGCTTATACCTACCATTTCATGACTAAGTTAATTAGTCTGTCATAATCATCTGCGTTTTCTTCAATCCATTCGTAAATAGATTGATTTAATATGTCTAATGCTGTGTATAGATCGTTCTCATTAGTTATGTTTATGCCGTCGATAAACTTATCTTCTAAATCTAAGATATTCACCAGAATGCTGTGGTCCTTCTTCTTAACTGCTAATTTAAAATCAAATCCGTCTACATTAATTACCTTCTGACATACATCGCCTATTTCGTAATACATCTTGACTTCCTCCGTTTTTCGTTTTATATTGAACGTGAATTAATTTTGCTAATCGTTTGTCTCTGTTACTTGTTGGCGCAAGTAGCAGTTTTTTTATCTTATTATCAGAGATGCTTCATAAATTGTGCCTTTTGGTTCGCCCGGCACTACTATTTGGCCGACCATTAAATATTGATGCACTCTTCTTCTGGATGATTTCTTAAGTTTTAAATTGTGTAATACTATGTCTCCAGTATGTCTATCTAAATATTCAACAAGATAATTTCTGTTCTGAGCCGACATGTAAATATGCGGGTTGTTGTACTTCTTTCTATATTCAGTGATCGTTTTAACTTCATCATCACTTAAAACAGCTTGTTCTGCCTTTCTTTCCCATTCCACACTAGGTTTAACGTATTCTTCAAACCAAGTCATTTAATCATCCACCCCATAAAAGTATTCTTTATAAAATATGAATGTCCCTATACTTGCGAATCCTGCAATTGACCACGCTGTAGTGAAGTATAGAAACGGCATGAGTACAATTGCTAAGACTGTGAAGCATAATACTGCTAATAGATAGCTTTTATATGTGTCACTCATTTTCTTTTTTCTCCTCTTTGGTTGTTTCATCGTTTATCAAACCTTGCATTTCCATTAATTTTTGAGGTATACCAGCTTTTAACTGGATTTCGTATAACATTTGTTGAATGTGTGGTGGCACTTCTACCATTCCTTTCGTGTATAATTTAGTTATCTCCTAGTGAAAGGAGGTGATAAGTATGGAATTTAATGATTTTCAAAATTTCTTTGGTGAACTTAGTAATCAAGCCGAAAAAGAATTCGGTGGTGACAGTGACTTTTTTAGAGATAGAATAAATAAGTTGAAAGAAGATGCTCCTGAAAACGTATCTTACGAAATTATTTATTCAATAGCTTTATACGAAAGCTTAAAAGCTCAACAAGATATGAAAATTTTGAATACAGTTAAATATCTTTTAGATCGTGACTAGCAATATCCAACAATGATTTGCTCTGAGCATTATTAATTTTTGGATAATCAAAATTTCTAAGTTTAAATCTTGTGTTTTTCTCAATCTTTACAACCTTCCACGTCACAACTGCCATTGTGATGAGGAGGGTTGTTTTGTATAGTGTGTTCATTTGTAATTCCTCCTATTAAGTTGTTTGTTCAATTGTGTGTTATTCTTCTTCGTCTAAATCAAAGTGCTTTTCAATCTCTTGCGCTGCCCATTTCATAACCTCTTCTAAGCGTTGTTCTCTACTGACTTCTATAGTTTCGATTTTGCCTGCTTCTTCGATCTTGTGTGTATATGTTTCTGACGTATTACTAATCTCCATATTCAAAATGTAATGAATGTATGTGAGTAATTCTCTTTGTTCTTGTTTCATCTCTGATTCTCCTCAAATTTCAAATTGACTAACGTCAACACCATATTTAATTGCCATATTCTTAATCACTGAAATGTAAATCTCAATCAATCTAGGTTCATCAGTAATCACATCTAATTTTGACAACTTGTTAATCTGTGTCTTCGTCGCACCGTTCGCTAGCATTTTACCTTTGCGATTCTGCATACGGATTTTTAAATTACAACGTCCTTTTTCTTCTAATGCTTTGTAAGCTTCAGACTTAACTTTTTGGTGCATTGCTCCGCCACCTAAATGTTGCGCAATCGCAGACAACATTTTGTTTGTGTCGTTACGCCAGTTTTTCGTTTCGATACCGACAATGTGACGAATACCTGTGATTTCTTGTTGCATTTGTTGGTTAAACTGTTCTTGGTCTTTTTGCGCTTTGAACATCATCTCTAATGCTTGCATTGGTGTTTGTGGTACATTAAGTTGCGCTTGTTGTTTAATGTGTTCATCCATTTTATGGAATGCGTCAACATATGTTGCTGTGAACAAAATTCCTTTACTACCTATCATCTTGTTTGCTACTATGTCGCATCCTTTTTTGGTTAGTAGGTAGTGTTTGTATTGCTTACCTGTTCCTGCTTGGTATGAACTTTCTACGAAGAAATCATCAGCCCTCAAACTTGAGTTTTGTAAAATTACACCTAAATAGTTATCAATATCTCTTACTAAATTGTCGTGTCGCTTTCCTATCATTTCCGCAACTTCTCTACTGTCTACATAATGTGTTTCGTTCTGTTCTACTATTTGTAATGCTTGCATAATGTTTATGCTCCTTTCGTGTATAATGTTGTTATCAACCTAAGGAGGTGATAAATATGGGTAAGTTTTCTAAAGGTTCAAACTCTCTTTCGAAAAAGTTGGGTGATTTAGCTGATAAAGCTGAAAAACTCGATGAAACAAATTTTGAGTTCAACCAAGAGGACCTTTTTAACGATTCGTTCATGATTGAAAATACAAAATTCAAGTGTTTTAGTGATTTTATTGAATCTTCTCCTGTAGATGTCCAATCCCAAGAAGATTTTGATTCGTTAAAAAATAATGAGTCATTCAACAATTTCGTTAGAGAAAATACCAAATACGAAAACTGGTCTGATATGATCGAAAATGCAGGTTCAATCCTTATTGGCAAGATGATTTTTGAATAACTTTTATTTCAAAGTTATTTATCTTCTCCAAGTTTTCTTCAACCGCCTCGACAGCTTTTAAGGTTGATTCAATCAACTTTTTGAGTTCGTCGAGGTTTGTTGCTTCGATGTTTTTTATTTGCAATCCTTCCATTTGTAGTTCCTCCTTCATTCGAAATCATCGATAGTTAATTCTGAAACTCTCTTTTCATAGATATATAAATAATAGTTTTTGATATCTCTATAAATTTTTGCTGCTAGGTTGTATTCACTTTCACTCAAGTCTGAATTAAGTGTCACTCCAAAAATTGATAATGTTAATTTTCTAATATGGTCATGAACATCTTGTACATAAGCTTTTTGATGAATTGATTCGAAGCCATGCTGATACTTTTTTAGCGGAATCGGATGATTGAGCTTCCTCAATCTTCCTAGCGACAAATCTTTTGCGAAATTGAGTTTTTTATTGATTTCTTCTAAATCGTCATTATTGATTCTTACTTTACTGAAAATTGCACCTGAGCTGATTGGTTTCTCGCCTTTTATAGCATTTCTAACTTCTTTCGCTATAATTTCTTTCAACTCTTCTTTGGTTAACGTTATTTGTTCCATAGTGTCCTCCTTATTTTTATTTAGTTGTCACTTTCGAAACTTAAAGTTTAAAAAAAATCATCAACTTTAACATTTAAATGATCTGCTAATTTTTTAGCTTCTGAAGTTGTAAAATCTCTGCCATTAATTCGATTTATCTTTATACTCAATAAACTTCTACTCATTCCGATTGCTTTAGCAACTTCTTTTTGGTTAGTTCCTTTAAGTGCAATCAAGCTTTTTATTTTTAAGTATGGTTTATCTGCTACACTAGTTGTCATTGAACCCCCTCCTTTTGTTTCGTTTGTAACAACTTGATTTAAGAATACATCATAAAAGTTTCGATGTCAACAACTTTTGCAATAATATTTTCCTTGCGTTTCGTTTTCGAAACTTTTATAATGAAATTATCTTATATAAGGAGGGTTTCGTATGGGTATTGGTGAAGGTTTAAAGAAGCTAAGAAAAAATAAAAATATGACTATGGAACAATTAGCAACTGATCTTAATAATAAATATCCCGACTTAATGAAATTAACGAAAGGCAAGATATCAAAATGGGAAAATGAAAAGGAAGAACCTCGATTATCAACTGCCAAAATTTTGGCTGAGTACTTCAATGTGAAGATTAATGATTTGTATAGTGAATCAAATACTACATACAAAGACGATAACGACATCACTTCCATATACAACAAACTCACACCTCCCCGCCAAGAAAACGTACTTAACTATGCAAATGAACAATTGGAAGAACAGAATAAAGTCACTTCTATAGATGGATATAAAGAGTCTAAACTAGTATCGTATATTGCATGTGGTGCAACTGGTGCTGGCATAGGAGAAGAATTATATGATGACATATTGCATGAAGAAGTATTTTTTAAAGAAGACGAAACGCCATCAAATGCTGATTTTTGTATTTTAGTTAATGGTGATTCAATGGAACCTATGTTAAAACAAGGAACATACGCTTTTATTAAGAAAGAAGATTCTATTAAAGATGGTACAATTGCACTCGTTGTATTAGATGGAGTAAGTCTTATCAAGCGTGTAGATATATGCGAAGACTATATTAATTTGGTATCTCTAAATCCGAAGTATGATGATATCAAAGTCGCTTCGTTTAGTAATATTAAAGTAATGGGCAAAGTTGTATTGTGATTAATAGCGCCTATATGGCACTTTAATATAAAAGACGTCTATTTCATCAGTGTTTAAAAGGAGTTTATAATGAAAATAACTAATTGCAAAATAAAAAAAGAAACTATAGTATATGAAGTTTTAACTAGTGGTAATCAACCATTCACTTATGAGTTACCTAAAGATTTATCGTCACATAATGCGCGTAAATACTTGGAATTTATTTCACAAAAAATAGATGGCGATAA